TGGGTGTTGGAATCACCAGATGAAACAGAGTATACAATGTATATTGCAATGACGCAAACTAGCAAATTCGAGTGATATTGACAGTGGGCCTGCAGGCCCATTTATAGGAAATAATTATGATCAATGAAAATTCTGGTGTATTAAAGTGGGTGTGGGCTGAATCGTATCGACCTAATACTTTGGATGAATGTATACTCCCTGAAGATACATATAATCAATTGAAAGAGATGGTAGATAGCAAATCTGTGCCACATTTGTTACTATCTGGAACAGCTGGCATCGGTAAAACTACAGTGGCTAGGGCATTGGTCAATGAGATGGGTGGTGAACTATTGTTCATCAATGCCTCATTGGAATCAGGGATTGATGTAATCCGTAGCAAGGTATTAAAGTTCGCCAGCGTTATGTCCTTGGAGGATAAACCGAAATTCTTGTTGTTTGATGAATTTGATGGTCTTTCTCGACAGGCTATGGAATCGCTTCGAGGGATCATCGAAGAATTCAAGAATGTTAGGTTCTTTTTTACCTGTAACTACAAAAACCGCATCATCGATGCCATCATCTCTCGTACTACTGAAGTTAATTTTTCCGTACCTGTTTCTGAGAAGCCTAAACTACAAGCCAAGTTGTTTAAGCGTGTATCTGAAATTTTGAATAAAGAGCATGTAAAGTTTTCACCGAAGGTAATCGTCTCTCTTATCTCTACACACTATCCTGATATCCGTAAACTTCTGAATGTGTTACAACAGTACAGTTCAGGTGGAGAAATTGATGATGGTATTTTGAGTGACCGTACTGGCAATAGCCTAGATGAATTGATTAGCATTTTACAGGCCAAGGATTTCCCCGGTATGCGGAAATGGGTCGCTATCAATAGTGATATTGATACATCTGTCATCTTTCGGTTATTGTATGAGAAATCAGCTGATATACTAAAGCCAGATTGTATCCCGCAAATCGTGTTGACCTTGGCTGAGTATAGCTTTAAGCTCACTCATAGTGTAGATCAAGAGATTGTAACAGCTGCTGCATTGACCGAAATAATGGCCGCTGCTTCCTGGAAGTGAAATTATGGCAAAGTCTCCATTTGATTTTATCAACAACATCAGTTCTAGTAGAACTTCTATCTGGGATGACACTTCCGATACTGAATACAATTCATTCATGGTCAATCGTGGTCTATCTCAGTACCCAGATACTATCTTGTATAGCCAATTGATCAACGAGAATGGTCAATATCTGAGTAATAAGCAGCAATATGATTTTTATCGCCTAGCTATAAATAACAAGAAGAAGCGGTTTGCAAAATGGCACAAGGCAAAGAAGCGAGATGACATCTCTGAGCTAGCAGAATTTTATGGAATTTCTGTTAGGCGATTAGAACAATATCTTGAACTCATGTCTGATTCTGAGCTAACCGAGGTGGCAGATATGATGTACAAGGGTGGTAAGGAAAAATGATCGAATTGTTGAGGACAGATGTAGATAAACTGAATGCTCCAGTTGATTGGTCGACTGATGTGCTCCAGGAGATCTCAATCAAGACCCCAGATGATTTTCTCAAGATCAAAGAAACTTTGACTAGAATAGGAATTACTGTTAAGGGGGAGAAGACCTTAAATCAGTCATGTCATATCCTTCATAAGCGCGGAAAATACTATATCGTATCTTTCCTAGAAGTTTTTGCTCTAGATGGTAAGCCTGTATCTATGAAGATATCAGATATTGCTAGGAGGAACACAATTGCCGGATTACTTCAGCTATGGGGTCTATGTGAACTGAAGCCTAACGAGAAGAACATCGGATATAAGTTGCCGACAAGTAGCCTAAAGGTTGTACCATACAAAGAGAAAAAAGATTGGCAACTTATATCTAGATGTTCAATCGGCAATAAATGAGATTCTGGTGATGGTTATGATCGCTATGATAAGTTCCTATGTGATGAAGAAATTTAATTTTATCACATAGGAGAATAAAAGCTCACTATTGTATAGAATTATAAAAGTTGAGCTTTTATTCTCCTATGTGATAAAATTAAATTTCTTCATCACATAGGAACTTATCATGGCAGTCAAATTCAACAGTTACACCACCATTTCAGCCCGCGGCGAAATTCTCCCAAATTCACTTGTGTACTTGAATCAAGTTGATTCTGAACTAGACAGTTGCTACACGATGAATATGTTTGGTGAGATTTACAATGAAGGTGTTCCCATGAAAGGCGCGATTGCCAGTAATGGTGTTACTTACCACCGACTCCTTTCAAATAAAGTTGGTGGACCTTCTTCCAAGCGCGTTGGTAAGGTTTATCGCAATGTGGACCTTTTTGTGAAGGTAAAAGATCTACTGATCGAAGAAGCAGTCAAAAGTGGGACTACAGGTTCTCCAGCATTTGATCGCGTAATCTTTGGTATGTAAGTATCATTTGATTCTGGTGGGACTAGTCCCACCTTTTCTGGTGGGACTAGTCCCACCTTTTCTGGTGGGACTAGTCCCACCTTTTATTTTATCTAAATTATGTTTTTTCTTGATATTGAGACCCTCGGGACAAGTCAGAGTGCTGTAGTCCTGTCGATTGGTATGATTCATTTAGAAAATCAGGAAGATCGATCTTTTCAATCTATCTTAGATTCTTCTCTATTTCTTAAACTCGATTCGAAGTCTCAGATTCAATCCGGTAGAACTGTCGATAAGTCTACTATGGAATGGTGGGCTAAACAAGGCCAAACAGAAAAGATAAAAAATCTTATCCCAACACAAGGTGATCTATTAGCCTCAGATGCTATCCTCCAGACCAAAAAGTTCATATCTGATAGATCTAAACCGAAGGATAGACTAACATGTTTCACGCGTGGGTCCTTTGATTCTATGATCTTAGATCACCTATGTGTCCATACACTTGGGGTAGATCCACTGTTTAAGTTCTGGGAATACCGAGATGTTCGCACCGCGATTGACATCTTATATCCTGAAACTGCAGTTCGATCTTATGTTAAAATAGATGAGAGCAGGTGTCCAGGTGCAAATAAATTCATGGAATCAAAGCATAGTCCGGACATCGATGCGGCCTTGGATGCTGCCATGATTTTATATGGAGTTTGAATTTGTCAGAAAATTACAATTTCTACACTAATGTAGATATAGTTGATGGTAAAATTGCTGTCCGTGGATATTCGGATGAGAGGGGTAAGTGGCAAAATAAGATTCAGCCTAAGCTGAAAATGTATCTATCTTCTACCGAAAGTGTCGGTGATATCAAAACACTATATGGTGGTGATGCTAAGTCCTATGAGTTCTCGTCTATCAGAGAAGCAAAGGACTTTATCAAACGATATGAAGATGTTGGTGGTGTAGATATTTTTGGTCAACATAATTTCACTTTACAAAGTATTTACAATATCTATGATCATGAGATAAGATTCGATCAATCTAAGATTTCTGGGTGGTCATTGGATATTGAGACAAAATTGCCAGTAGATTCTGACGGCCGCCCATCTGGATTTCCTGATGTAGAGACAGCAAACGCTGAGATCACACTCATAACGATGCAGAGGCTATCAGATGGGGTTACATATGTCTTTTCTGGTAAGGCCTATCCTGGTGGCTCTACACCAAAGTTCTGCACACAATTTATCAATGCTGGATCTGAGGCTGGTCTACTCCGCCACTTCATTGATTTCTGGAATTCACATCAAGTAGATGTGATTACTGGGTGGAACATCGAGAGATTCGATATCCCATACATCATCAATAGATGCAATCTGATCTGTGGTGAGGATGTAACAAACATGCTATCTCCATGGGGTAAAGTTTCAACATTTAAGAAGAAGATCTCTGGGTCATTTGGTGAAGAAGAGCTAGTATCAAGCATTTCTGGGGTATCCATCCTGGACTATATGGCTATCTATAAAAAGTTTACCTTCGGTAACCATGAATCTTACTCACTCAATAGTATTGCAATGGATGAGTTGGGTGAAGGTAAATTAGATCATAGTGAATTTACAGACTTCAATGATTTCTATGATAATGGATTCAAGAAGTATGTAGATTACAACATCCGAGATACGGCATTAGTTCGAAGAATCGATCAGAAGCTTCAATTGCTGAATTTGATCTATACCATCGCCTACATGGCAAAGGTGAACTTTAATGATGTATTTAGCCCAGTGAAGACATGGGATGCACTATTGCACAATCGTCTCATGGATGATGGTAAAGTGGTACCGATTAGAGAATCAAATCCAGATGTGAATAAGCACATCGAAGGTGCATATATCAAAGATCCAAAAGTTGGATTTTATGATTGGGTGCTATCATTAGATGCAACATCTCTCTATCCATCTATAATGATGACACTTAATATCTCACCAGAGACTTATCTTGGGATAGATTACAATGTATCACTCCAGTCTATTCTTGATAAAAGATGTCAATTCACATTCCCATCAGAATCTTCTTGTGCAGCTGTAACTGGCGTTGCCTTTGATAAGAGTGCTCGTGGCGTTATTCCTACCATTGTACAGGAATACATGGCATTACGAAAATCTACAAAGCGTTCTATGCTAGATAAGCAACAGGAATTAGAGAACATCGGTGGATCTGATTCTAAGATTGAGGCCGATATTGCCTCACTTGATGCTAAGCAGATGGCGTTTAAGATTCTATTGAATTCTTTGTATGGTGCTATGGGAAATCGTGGATTCAGATTCTTCAATTCCAATGTGGCAGAGACTATCACCCTAACAGGACAGTATGTACTCCGTTCAATTGAAGGTAAAATTGACGGTGTGCTGAATGAGAAATTCGGGACAAGTGACCACAAATATCTCATCTACATTGATACAGATTCTGTTTACTTCGATGTGCAACCTATCGTAAAGAAATGGATGTCAAAGAAGACACCAGAACAGATTGCACCAATGCTTTCTAAGGTGGCAGTTGATCAGATTCAATCTGAGGTCAATAAGATTGTATCTGATTGCTGTGATGCTATGAAGGCTTATGAGAATAAATTGTCATTCAAATTGGAAGTTATTGGAGATAAGGCTATCTGGGTAGCAAAGAAAAAATATGTCATCCGCGCCCATTCCAGTGAAGGTGTAGTTTATAAATCACCGAAGTTCAAGAGTGTTGGTCTGGAGATGATTAAATCATCCACCCCGAAGTTCATCAGATCAAAACTAGAGAATCTATTGCCTATTATCTTTGATGATGGTGAAGAAGCTGTACAGGACTTTTTGGAAAATTCGTATTCAGAGTTCATCAAGTTGTCACCTAGTGAGATGTCAATCCCTAAGGGGATGAACAAC